TCAATCTCCACCCCTGGGGGGTGTGGAGATTGGTACTGAGTATTACTTAGTATAGAGATTTGTTGTCCCGTGTTTGAACCTGTTTGGGGTGTTCTGTAACAGTACTGTAATATTGTTTACAGGTGCCTGTTTGGGACATCTATTCTATTGTGTGGGTACGCAAGTAAGGAGCGCATACATGCCACAGAATGGTGGAGGTCGGGGTTGGACTTGGGATGAGGACTCTCATCAGCGGGTGATGCCTGAGAATTGGAAGTTGTTGTTGGAGTGGTTGTTGCGTGGTCCTGAGAGGTCACCTAAGACTCAGAAGGAGTGGGCTGCGGGGCACGCTATTCATCAGGATTCGATTCGCCGTATTAAACGTGATCCTCGTTTTGTTCGTGAGTGGGATCGTCGTGCGGCGGAACTGAACATCAATCCTGAACGGGTTCAGAGCGTCATTGATGCTTTGTGGCAGCAGGCTGCCCAGGGTGATGTGAAGGCGGCTGCGTTGTATTTGCAATATATAGATAAGTTCACGCCGAAGCGGAAGGTTGTTGTGGAGGATGATCGGGACGTTGCGTCGTTTAGTGATGAGGAGTTGGCTTCGTTGTTGGAGGAGGAAGTTACGTCGTTGCGTTTGATTAAGGGTGGTTTGGACGATGCCTAGGGTTGGTAAGAAACATTATCCGTATTCTGCGAAGGGTCGTTCTGCGGCGGCGAAACATGCGAAGCGTGTTGGTAAGAAGGTTTCGCATACGAGGAAGAAACGGTGAGTGAGTTGCAGGATCCGAGGACGTTGGTGGAGGTTTTTGAGGATTTTCCTGAGTTGATGGGGGAGCGGTCTGGTTTGGATCCGTTTCGGGACGATACGCCATTGGAGTGTGGTGTGGAGTCACCTGAGGTGTGTGACTCGTGTCAGTGAGGGGAAGTTTTGTCGATAGAGGATGTGGCCGAGAAGGCGGATGTTTGGTCTGAGGCTATTAAAAAGATTATTAAGGCCATTACTGCGGCTGGTGTCGCGTTGGCGGCAGCGATTGGTGGATTACTTATGTGGTGGCCCTTTGGAGTGACTGATTCTGAGGAGCCTCCTGCTTTGATTGGTGGTGCAGGGTATGGGGCACAGTGTTCTCAGTTGTATAGCGCTATTGATCATACGTGGACTGAGAGTCAGTGGACTGTGTGGGAGCGGTTGAAGAGGGATATGGGTTGCTAGGTTATTGCTGTGGGTCGTTTGACGGAGTTACGCCAGGAGGTGGAGTGGCGGAAGTGTGTTCGGGATGAAAGATATTTTCTTGAGAATTACTGGTTTATTGCTCACCCTGCTCATGGGCGGATTCTTTTTGGTTTACGTAAGGCTCAGGCGAAGGCTCTCGAAGAGTGGGCAGATAATAGATATTCGCTTACGTTAAAGGCCCGTCAGATTGGGTGGACGACGTTGATTGCGGCGCACCAGTTTTGGTTGGCGTTTTTTCATGCGGATCAGAACATTATTGATTTGAGTCGTACTGAGCGTGAGTCTGTTTTGTTGCTGCGTAAAAGTAAGTATGGGGCGAAGCATTTGCCTAATTGGATGGTGGATCGTGGACCGAGGTCGCTTGTCGAACACCAGCAGCGCATGGCGTTCGACAATGGAAGCCAGATTGTGTCGATGCCGTCAGCGTCGGACCCTGCTCGTGGTGAATCGGCCACACTCATTGTTGTTGATGAGTGGGCGTTCTTGCCGAATGCGGAGGAGGCGTGGGCGTCGATTGAGCCTGTAGCGGATGTTGGTGGCCGTATTGTTGGGTTGAGTACGGCGAATGGGTCGGGAAACTTTTTTCATCATTTGTGGACTGGTTCTACGACGGGGAATAACAAGTTTTCGCCAATGTTTTTTCCGTGGTCTGCTACGGAGGATAGGGATGAGGCGTGGTATGAGTCGAAGCGGGATTCGATGTTGCCGTGGCAGTTGGCTCAGGAGTACCCGACCACCCCCGAGGAGGCTTTCATTCGTTCGGGGAACCCTGTTTTTGATTTGGATGTCCTTGACGCTATGCAGATCCATGTGGAGGCTGGCCGTTACGGGTATTTGCATGAACTTCAGCCAAGGGTTTTGGAGTTCAGGTGTTGACGGTGTGGCAGGAACCAGAGCGGTGGAACGGATACGTCCTTGGCGTGGATACGGCTGAGGGTTTGGGTCACGGCGATTATTCGTGTATTCAGGTGTTGGACGCTAGGGAGGGTGTGCAGGTTGCGGTGTGGCACGGCCATATTCCGCCTGATGAACTCGCTTACGAGGTTCACAATTTGGGGATTTGGTATGGGAATGCTTTGTGTTGTGTGGAGTCCAATAACCACGGGTTGACAACTATTACTCAGTTACGTCAGTTGGGGTATCCGAATATGTTTCGGCGTCGGTCGTTGAATAGTCAGACGGATCGTATGTCGCAGGAGTTTGGGTGGAAAACGACGAGGACTTCTAAGCCGTTGATGATTGATGATTTGTCGATGGCGTTGCGTAACAGTGAGTTGATTTTGAAGGACCAGCACACGATCGCAGAGTTGCGAACGTTTGTTCGTAACGAGCGGGGTAGCATGTCGGGTTCACCCCATGATGACCGTGTGATGGCGTTGGCTTTGGCTAACCAAATGCGCAAGTATGCGTTCATTCCCGAGTACGTTCAACAGGTGGACGATACGTGGACATTTAATTGGTGGATGAGAGAAGCCAGCAAGAAGGAACCTGTAAGCGATACCATCGGTATGAACACAGTCCGTGGGACAGCCTAAGTATGTCTGTAGGACATATATCTATGATTGGAGTGGCCGATAATGGCTAACAACCGTAAATACAATGCGTCGGGGATGGGTGAAACAATGCGTATCAACCATGCGCAGCTTTACAATGGACCCCCTGCCGAGGGTGGGGCGCAACCGAACAAGCCTCGTTTTACTGGAGCAAGGAACGAAGTTCATCCTGGCGACAAGGGTGCTGGAATGAAAATTCGGGAAACTCCCCTTAACCAGCACGGAACAACGGGTCGGGTAGCTCCTGGTCCTAGGCTTCCTCAGCCTGATAGCGCTGTTCAAAGTACCTGACGGTGGCGGTCCTCCCTGACGGGGCGACCTTTGAAGAGTTCGCTGAATATGTTCTTACTAGGCGAAATGTTCCTTTACGAGAACTCAGAGAACTTTATGAGCGTCGTTTACGCCTCAAATCGGTGACGATTGCTAGAGGCGAAACGATGCGCAAAATGTTGCCACCTGAAGATCGTGACCTCACCATGAAGGAACGCGAGAAAAAAATTATTTCAGAGGCTCGTGCTGGTGGGCATGAACCTGTTTACCAAGGGCGACGCTGGGTATAAACATGGCACGGATGACGAAAGCTGAACGGTTCTCTCAAACTAAAGAGAGAATTGATAACACTTACAGGTGGCGTAGCGAAGAAGGCTACGACGCCAAGTGGCGTCGAATGATTGACCTCTACAGGGGGAAAACGTTTTTTGGTGGCACGGGTAGTTATGCAGGAAATGTGGGTTACGACCGTATTTCTGTGAACATGGCTTTCTCTACAGTGAACGTGATCTCTCCGAGTGTTGCGGTCAACCATCCGAAGATCACTGTTACAGCAAACAAAGAGGGTGACGAATCACGAGCCGTCTTTGTTGAAGCAGTCATCAACTATTTGTGGCGACACCATGACTATCGGAAACCGTTCCGTCGAGCCGTCAAAGATTTCTTGATTGTCGGTCACGGCTGGATGAAGGTTGGCTGGCGTTTCGTAGAACAAGAACGAGACTTGACTCCTGCGGAAATGGCAACCGAATACAATCAGGCCACCATCGAAGTTGACCAGTTCGCTTACGACAACCCTGAAATGATGAATGATCTTCCATCGGATCAAGATGTGATGGACAACATTCCCAGCAAAACAATGGAAGTTGTGGAAGATCAGGCGTTCGTGGAACGCATCAGCCCGTTCGACATGCTGGTCGATCCTGAAGCAACATGCCTTGAGGATGCCCGCTGGATATGTCAACGTATCGTGCGTCCACTTACCG